CACGCTGCCGTTCGTTACCCGGTAGAAATACGCCGGTGTTGACTACGAAAAACGCCGCCGGTAGTTCAACTTCGCCCTTCGGTTGTAGTATCTCCGTTGGCGTTGCGTTGTACACCTTTTTGATCTGCCCGTGGCTGTTTAGCAGCGTTTGTAGCCTTTTTACTAATTGGTTGTAGGTCATGCTTCAATCGTACTTTGTTTAGGTACTCGATTTTGTATTTTTTCATCGAACTAAGAATGTAAACAATTCGTTTTCCATCGTTACATCACCCGTAGGCAATGTAACAGTGCTGCCGTTTATTTGCAGGTACGCTGTATCGGTTGTTGGCGATTGCGTGATGCCTTTCAACAATCCCGAACGGGACGCGGTGAGTAATACCTTACCCGCCAACGCACCAACTACAAACGATGCTAATCCCGCCGCCGGTGTAAACTCTACCGTGTACGGCTGTGGCGTTCCTACGTTGCCATTCAGCGCACGATCACGGGAAATGGTGCTATCTGCCCCACCGATATAAATCGGGCAGGTATAGGCTTTATTTTGCGGGAAAATAACATCCACGCCGCTGCCCGGATTGAGGTACTGATAAAAATTAACGTAGTTTTCTTTAAGGTGCTTAATCAGCCGGGTATTGTAGAACTCAGCCATCGCCTTGTACTTATTTTCCACCAGTTCCAAATCCGCCCGGCTAACCGTCTGCGCTCCGTCCGAGGTTGGTTGTAATGTGCCTTTTGAAAATAATTGGAACGATAATACGGGCACCATCAGCGATACGGTGTACCAAACAAGTGCATCGGTAATAAAGCGATCAATTAAATCCTGTTCGTAAGTGTTCAAATTGTTTTGCGCAACGCCCTCCTGCAATCGCAGAAATAACCCGCTACCGGTAGCCGGTTGGATGAAGATATCCTGCGCTACTTTAATTAGCGGCGTGATTTGATTATCGCTGATGTTCTTGGATATCGAAGTGCGATCTTTAATAGTGGCCGGTGTTATCAGTAGAATGTTTGCGCTCATTATTTCGTTGTTTTGCGAAGTACAATATTTGATTTCCATTCATGGCGGCAGAACGGCCGGCGTGAACCATCCGGTTCGGTGTACCATCCGCCCCGGCGATCCCATACGCTGTAACCTAACCGTTCGCTAATCTTTTCAATGTCCGAACGTGTCCACATTTTACGTTTACTAATGTCGAGCATTTTTGCGCAAAACGGCCTGTTGCGGTCATCCTCCGGCCCTTCATAGCTGTACCGGATAAGGATTTCCGTAGTGGTAACGTTTCCAACTTTACGTATCTCGCTCATAGGCTTAGTCAATTCACGCTCAATAATCGTATCACTACCGATTTGCGTTTGCGTTGTTTTCATTAAGCCCTTACGAACAAGCAAATTCATCACGCGCGATACGTCCCGGATATCAGCCTTTAACGTGTCGGCAATCACCTCTGGCGTGATACGTTTATCCTTGGAAACTAAATCCAAGATATCCGATTGTAACGTGCTCAAATCGTCCGCAAATTCCTCACGAACCGGGATGGAATCAACTACCTCGAACTGGCTGCGATCTTCACCGCACGCAGAAAATTCCTCTACCATCCGGTCATCGTCTGAATCATGGGCAGAACACGCGCAACGGAATTGCATGCCATCCGGTGTAGTTGGATCGTCATCTTCGCCAAGCCATGCCTTAATATCATCGTCTGTAAAATTGTAGCCGGATTTCAGTAGTGCCGTTGCCTGTTCTTTGGTCAGTTCCTGCTTGTTGTACTTTCGCACAATGCGCTGAATGTTTTGCAACTGCCGCCCGGAAAGTGATGTTAGTACGCTGTTAGCCTCAACGGGTGCCACCGGCTGAACCTGTTGTAACGGCGGCAATCCCATTTTTTCACGTATTTCATCCTGCGTCATATTCGCCGCCATAATCGCCTCGCTGAACTCAAAACCTAACGGCTGCACGGGCTTAATTTTTGCCTCTACATTTAGCCCGGATAGTTGCATCAACTTCGTGAACACAAGCTCCAAATTAGCCTGCCGTGAACGCACGTAGGTATTATTGAAAATCTCGTATGCATCCCGGATTTCAGTACGTCCACCCAACTGCCCCGGTGTTTTAATGCCGAATAACGCAGGCGATGTAATTTGATGGCCTGCGAAAATTTCCGATTGAATCAGTTCGTTAACGTTGGTAAAATCCTCCTTAGTCAGTTGCGTTTGACCAAGTGGGATAATTTCCGCGCTGTTCTCTTTTGACTTGTTAAAGATAATCGCCAAGCGATCACCCTCGCTGCCTGTAAACTTCTTCTTTAACGCACGTTCAACTTCGCCTTTGTTTTCTTCGCTAACCGGATCGCCGTTGTTCAAATTGATTAACGTACCCGCAACAAACCCATCCTTGGCATTTCCCAAGATATGCCGGGAAACCTGCACATCACTTTCAATGTAGTTAAGTGCCTGAAAATACGGCGGACGGCTGTACACCTCGGTAGCCGGGTTGTAATCGCAAACCTGCAAAATACACGTGCCTGTTTTATCAGCCAAAGAAAACGCTTTGTAAACCCGTGGTTTTTCTTTGATGTCCTTCCAGTCATTTTTAACGAAGTATGCAGCCTTGTCCTTGGCCGCACGTACCTTGGAATAAGGGATAGCGTAGGCCGAAGCTACTTGCCCCAATGCGTTCCATGTAATCTGTAAATAATACCCGCCAAACAATTCCCCGGCGTTGGCGGAATCTTTCAAAAGTCCGTTCCAATCAATACCCGATACAGGTAAATTTTCAAAACCTTCACCAACGATGTAGTGTACCTTCCCGCGAACGATTGCGCCGTGCTTGGAGGACTCGTTAAATAACCCGATCAAATATTCCGGGTAATCGTTATTTTTCCCGAACTCCACGTACTTCGAGGAACCTTTGAACTCCCGGAACTCCGGTTGTTCTGCACGCGCAAATTTTACGCTAATGGTATTGCTTATGTAATCGTACCCGGTACTCATGCGGTGTAGGTATTGTCAGGGTTTTGGTATTCGGTGTAATTAAACGCTGATGCCGGATAAATCCTAATGTACCCGCGTTCTAAAATCACGCCGCTTTCCGTTAAATCGTTTGGTGCAGATTTCTGATAGATGGTGTAGGCGTGGTAGCCTTCGTTAGCAGTAGCAAAATTCGTGTTGGTGGTAATGTCGCACGAATCGCTGCGGTCGGTTGTAGTAACCGATTGCGCTACGAATTTAACGACTTTATTCGTAGATAGGCATTTTACCACGAATAAAAAATACGGTGTTGGAATCGTTGCCAATTCCGTAGCCGTAAAGAATATCCGTTGCGTTTGGCCTTTGACTAAATTTATCATGGTATCAAAAAAGCCCCGCCGTTTGAAGCGGTCGGGGCCTTTAATTTTGTAGGAATCAATTACGATCCGGGTGTTTCCAATGCAGCCGCTACGCTTGCGGAAACTTCCAAGAAATCAGCCTTTTCAACGCTGGTGAAGGTCAGGTTATACCCGTTACGATCACCCGCCGCTGTGCCGCTTCCTGCCTCGGTGGAATCCAAGAATAATCCGAACTCTTTACCGAACATGCGGAACGTGCCATCCATTTCTTTGGTAACAATCGTTAGGCGGTTTTTAGCCAACGTAGTAACCAAATTCCGGGTAGCTGCATCGCGTTTGTTCAACGGGAAAACCACTTGGTGCGTGAAGAAGAACGTTCCATTTTCCTGCGATCCGGTACCTGCATTCGATGTCGATGCCGTAGCGCGTGGTACTTCGATTTTGTAAAAGCGTTTGCCCGGTGCTTTAGTCATAGCCGTTACCACGCCTGATGCGTCGATAACGCTTGCTAAATCGCCGTTAGCAATTACCCATACAGTCTCTACACCACCTACCGCCGTGCGGCAATCAATCGTGTAACCTGTTGTTAATGCACAACTCATAATGTTATGAAAAGTGGGCGGTTGTTAGCCGCCCGGTTTAGAAATTAGATTGTCGACTTGAACGCTACACACTCTGAAGTGTACGCAACGTTTACACCGAATTTGAACGCTACGCGGAAGCGAACTTCGTTGTTATCCTCGCTGTACCACATTTTGTAGTTTTGCTCTTCATCTTCCAAATCGAAGGCAAAGGCAATGTTAGACAAGCGAAGCGCGTACAAATCACCTGTACCGTTCAATCCGTTAACCGCAGTCAACTTCACGTTAGTACCCGGAATCACGAACTCCTGCGAAGCATCGCCGTTTACGTTGTGGTGGAACAGGTTCAGCGTTTGGTATGCCATCACCGCCAAACGATATACATCGTTGCCGCAGAAAATATGCAAATCTTCGCTGTCGATAATTTCGGCAGGGATTGCACGGTAAACCGCTTGTAACGCTGTTACGATGTTTGACTGATTGATTGCGGTGATTGCGCTCACACCGGTAAAGCCGGTAACGTTAGCCAACACAGGCGAACCAGCGTCAATCAACTTCATCAAACCATCAAACTTGTTAGTGTTCGGGTTGGTGTTGCCGCTTGCGCTATCACCTTGCCAAATTCCGATCTCCAGGTTCTTGGCGATCTGTGCGTTTTTCTTGGCTAAGAATGCAGCCTCGAAATCAGCGTTGCCAAAATCTTCGTAGGTTGAACCTGCACGCAAAGCCTCTTGGGTGAAGTATTGCTCGAAATCTTTCGGGCAAATTGCTTCTTCCAAACGAATTTTACCAACAGTAACGGTACGTTGCGTGAAGGTAGTAGTGCCACTTGGTGACCATCCGCAGCCATCTGTTTGGAACAGCGCGTTAGTGGTCATTTGCGGGATTGCAACGCTTGATTTTGTTTGTGGGAGTAAGATACCACCCGCTTTAACAATCTCCTGCGTTTTGGCTTTTAACACAGCCTCGGTGAGCAATGGCGCTATATTCTGCTTGGTATAAACGCCGATGCCTGAAAATGATAGTGCCATCGTTTATTTTGTTTTTTTGGTTACTAATTGGTTGGCAGCATGTGCCCAATCTTTAGGCTGTGCTGCGAATTGATCCTTTTGAACGGCAGGATCAGCCGGTGCAACTGGAGCCTTTGCCAATGCCTCGGTCAGCTCCAACATTTGCGCGAACATTTCGCGGTATTTTTCGTTGGTTGCAATCAGTTGGTCGATGCGCTGTGATGTTTGTTTTGCGAATGCCGCTTGCGCTGCTTGCATCTCATCCATCTTCTTTTTCATCTCCTCGTCAACCGCAGGCGCGGCTGGTTCGGGTGCTTCGACCTCGGTAATTACGCCGCCTTCGGCCACCTCGATCTTTGTACCATCTTCGAGGACGTGCTCACCGGCTGGGGCTGGCACGCCTTGAATGGTTACAACGCTGCCGGGTGCTACTTCACCGGATACTTCGATCTCGGTGCCATCGGCTAATTTATAGCCAAATACCTGCGGCTTTGGTGCTGGCTCGGGCTGCGGTGCTGGCGCGCCGGTTAATTCGGCAAACGCTACGCGCAATTTTTCAATGATTTCTGTTGCTTTCATACGCTATTTATACGTTTAATCGGTTACCTGTTCATTTAGCAACGCTTCAATCTGTTGAAGTAGTTGCTCTTCTTTCGTCATTGGCCGGGTGTAATCGAACAAACCCTCCACGGATAAACCTCGGAACGTCCCGGCTTTAACTTCACCCCACACCGCGTCATTATCCACATACATGGAAACGAACCACGTGCCTTCGGGTAAATCTTCAAACCCTTTCATGGGTGCAATGCCGCGTTCGGTATCGGTGATAAATGATTCGAAAATTGTAACGCCATCCACGCGCATTTGCTCCGAGTGCATAAGATTGACGTTGGACGTGTATTTTTTACGGAAAAACTTAACCGCGATATCTTGGATGGTCTGCCGGGAAAACTTCACGTAATGCTCACCCATGCTTTCGCTGTTGCGATAAATGAGCATATCCGGTACCATCGCTGGCCCGGATATAATGCGTTTCTCTTCGTCTTGAATAGCGAACGTTAACGGTTGCTGTGCGTTGAATGCGACAAAATCACGCTGTATGGCTGGCTCGTCAACCAACGCAATATAATCGACTTCAGCGCCATCTTGCGCCTCCGGATTGATACGTAACTCATAGATAGGTAATGCCACGTAATAACATACGGGCAAAGTTGGTTGTGTTCGTTTAGTTGATGCGTGCCGCCCGGTTAAGGCGTGCGATGCGCTCCTGATTGTTTTGAATATCCGTGTTCAGTACGAACGCCCGTCCTGCTGCTGCGTTACCCACGGCGTTGATTGAAGATTGATCTAACTGCGTTGTTTGCGCTTGGGGTGCGATGGGTGCGGGTACGGAAATATTGGCAAGGGATCCCGATGCAGCATTAACACCGGGTGCGTTCGGAACTTTAGTAGATGCAATTGCTTTTACATTTCGGATACCTGCCGCGATAATTGCAGCCGCTTGTGTAATAGCAAGTATCGCACCGACTGGGTTTCCTTTAGGTATTCCGGTGAGTGCTTTTGATGCGCCTAAGTAGGTGTTAATCGTTGCCTCTGCGATTGCGAAACCCTTTCCGACTGCGGTCTGTTGACCGAATATTTGTGTTAAATTCCCCGCAATAGTTGCCGCGGCTTGCAACTCTTGTTCTTTTTGCTCCTTGAATTTCTGCGTTAATTTTGCCCGTAGATCAGCATCTGCAACTTCTGCGGCTTGTCTGATTTTTATTAAATCAATTTGTTGCCCTACTACTTTCTTTTCAACTATAACCCGATTATCCTCATCCAAATTAAACTTATCCCGGATGGCTCGTATCTGTTCATCTCGGCTGCGTTCAATTTGTACCAACAAATCAGCGTTACCTTTCGCAAGCATTACACGCTGATTATATTGCGCTTGAACGTCTGCTAACTCACGATCCGCTTCGGTCATTCGCTCACGGCGCAATTCTTCCTCTAACTTTTGACGCTGTTCTAATTCTTGTTGACGTTGTTTTTCGGCCTCGTCTTTTTTTCGCTTTGCTTCATCCGCTGCTTGCTTTGCGTCTGCGGCTCGCTTATCTGCGGCTGCTTTTGCGTCTGCCGTAGCCTTATCATTTTGCGCTTTAGCTTCAGCGTCCTTTTTGTCTTTTTCCTTTTTTTGATTTTCGTCGTTGCGTTTATTTTCATCAATTTGCAAAACTTGCATTTGAGTCTTTAACTCTCTAAATCGCTTTAATTCTTCATCCGATAACTTGCCTTTGACTTTTAACGCATTTCGTAATACATTCAATTCCCCTTCTGTTTGCTGCACACGCTCCTGATAAATTTCACGCTCTTTCCCGCCCATAGCCTGCAACACCCTGATTCTATTTTCGCTATCTTCTTGAAACCTTTCATTTGCACTTCTTAATTTATCCAATCCCCGTTCGGCTTCGCTTGTAATGCCAACGAAATCGGTAACGGCTGTGATAATGTTTCCGATTGTTTTGGTAAATGTGCTAAGCCCCGGAATTAGTTTCATCACCGCATCCTTTACCTTATCGAAATTGGCAATAAGTAAAGTGATACCAATGGCAAGCGCACCAATACCCGTGGCGATAATTGCACCACGTAAAGTGGTGAAGGCTTTAATCACCGGGCCTTTAATTACAGCAGAAACTTCGCCAAAGTTTTTGCCCATGTCCTTAATCTGTGATAATCCCTGCGACAATGCCAATGCACCCTGCACCTTTGCCAATGTTTTAGCCAAGTCCTCGGATTCGCTTCCAAGCAACGCCTGCGCTCCTTGCACGGCTGCAAATCCCCCGGCTACTGCGCTAAGCGCGTTTGAAAAAGCGGCGAATTTATTACCCGGATCAAATAAGGCAGCCGTTTCGTTAGCGTCTGCAATCTGGTCTTTTAATTCCGCTACTCTTTTGGCCGCTGATAATGCCTCTTTTGAATACGTACCAAATGTAGCCTGCGCCGCAATCAATTCACGCTGCGCACCTTTTAACTCCTTTCGGATGTTACCCACCGATTGTTCAACCTGCCCGGTCTGCGCCGTTACTTCGAGTGCGATTACTTTTTTCATTGTCGATTGTTTTGTATATCTTTACCGTGCAGTTTTCTCATTCATGTGTGTTTTTAAGCAGTTTACCCCGGCATATCGATGCTGGGGTTTTTTAATAGTCGGTGTTAATCACACGGAGTAACTGCACCTCCGTTAATTCATTCCCACCCGGTACATAATCGCTGACCTTCGATAATCGAAACAAAGCCCCGTCGATGTAGATAAACTTGGCGAAATCAAGATCGAAAATATCCTGATCTGTTAACCGGAATTTACCCGTTAACAAACGACTATCTTTGTCCGTGATTTCAGCGAAGTACGGCGAGTAATAAGCGTTAAATAAATTTGCACTGATATCGCCCGTAGTAATCTCAAAAAAGAACTCTTTCGGTGCACCGAAATTGATATCCGATGTTGGCGCGTCCGGGTCGTTTAGATGCCCTGCATAGCCGTATTCCGTAAGCGATGCGAGTACGGTAGTATTATCCAACACATCCCACGAATTAACGCCTGTAATGCGCTTGCATTGCATTATACGGATATTGTGCTCGAACGAATCCTCGGCTGCCCCGGCGTTTGATTTCTTGTAAATCGCCGGTACCACCTTATCCTCCCCGGACGTGCCGTACAACACCGAACTGCTAAAAATTATTTCCACGCTTTCGGTATCTCGTGCAAATTCAAGCCCATTGTCATAGATGCGATCTCCATACCCTTCGTTGTATTTCTTGCGGTAATCTTCGCCGTAGAAATCACTATCCTGTTTATACTTTAGATTGTAGTAACGGGCGTTTATTTCGCTCATTGGCTTAATGCGAATGGCCGAACTGCGGTCTAACTTATCTGACCAATCCAATACTTCGCCCGTGTAGAAATTTACGTATGGCTCAATACGCAGGTGCTTTTCGGTGAACTTGTCCTCCGTTACCAACAGATAAAACATTTTCAAAATTGAACTGAAGAAATCCCGTTGGAATATACCCTTCGGGATTACGTCGTTCATGTTGATAAGGTCGTTGATTTGAATTAACGAAACGACCGGAATGTTTGAGTTAATCTGCAAAGAGCGGAAATTCACAACGGCATCGAAGAACTGCGTTGTACCATCGTTTGGATGCACCAAGCGAACGCTGAACGTGCCGCCAATGGGGATTGTAAATTCCTTAGAAAAGCTAAAGGAACGGCTGGCTGGGGTGGTGTTACCCGTGGCCGGTACGGTGCCGAATGTACCTGCGTTCGAACCGTTGACAAATCCCACAAAAAACATATCCCGGTTTTGGGAATAGTAGTTTAGCGTGCAATTAAACGATACGTTCACCGTAAGCGCAACGCCGGATGTATTGGTAAACGTTCCTGTGCCGAGTGTGAAGTTTTTGATATATCCCGTGTCAAACAATACCGGCGAAGATGTGTAAATCGGCCCGGTAACGGACGTTACAAGTAGCTGTGGCGTGGTCCGATCGCCGGTGAAAAAGTTAGACGCCTCGCTGAAGAAATTACGTTGGTTTTGCGGGATTATCAACCTATTAAAAAACGGCGTGTCGAAGAATGTTGAATCGTATGTGTACCCGGCTTCGGTCAGTATCTTGTCGATATACTCCCGAACGTAGAACGCCGGACGCATGGAACGGTATTGATAATCGCTTTTGTTCACCGATACATTCCCGTAATCAATCAACGGGTAAAACACACCGCTACCTGCCCCGGCTGCTGCCCATGAATTAGTAATAGCGGAAACTGTGTACCCTTGGTTGTAGATATTGAAGTTCAAATCCGTTAACCGCTTGTTACCCATCGCGGCGACAAGTCCACCGAGTTCGCCGAAGATTGCGACCTCATATTCCCACGTATCGCCGGTACGTACAATTTCAAGTAATCGAAGTACACCCTTGATAAGTTGAAGCCCGTGCGTTTGCATCGAAGCCTTAGCGGCCCTCGATGCGTTGAAGTTGTAGCCCACATTTGCGCCATCATTGGTAAGGTTTGAGTTTGCAATCTCGAAAATATTACCGAGCAAAGCGTTATTCTTCGCCGTGCCGGGTAGGATAATCGTTTGCGTGAACGATGTTGCCTTGCTATCTAGGTTCATCAAATCGTCAATAGCGTAGGTGATACGCTGTTGAAAATCCTGCGCAACGTCGAGCTCCTGATCTTCTATAAATAGGCGAATCATCGTAAGTGCGAATTTCGTGGTTGGTTAACGTTGATGTCAATTTCCAATGGCCGTAAACGATTGTTCACGTAGGTGCTGTATTCGTAATTATTGGAAGCAATCGAAACCGGGTAATAGCTGCCGCCTATTTCAGCGTACACTTGCGGCGAATAGATCAGTTGTGATAGCCATTGATATTCAGCGTCCGTTGGCGCGTCCATCGTTAGTTTGTACTTGTGATCCACCGCATTAAAGTAGTTTACGCTTGAATCATGGTACACGTTGTTGCCGTCGTAATACGTTACGGCATTGGTGCCGAACCTGTAATCCCGTTGCCGGTATTGCTTGCGGTCAACGTCCATAGTAAGCCGGGAAACAAGCCCGAACTTCGCCGTGTCAAACATCCCGTATCGGTTCATGAAGTGTAACGAAATAGGCTCATAGCGTCCGTTGCATTTTAGGTACACACGGATTTTATCGAACGAATTGAACCAAACATCATAATACTTCACGGATGCGGTGATAATCGTTCCAAGCCTCGCGTTGATGGCTGCTGCTCCGATATTGAGCTGCACGAATCCGGCGTTACTATACCCGGACGTGTCGATGGTGGAAGCTATCAACGCATTGGACGTATCGAACGTGTCAACCTTCAGCGTGAGCGTTGCATTGGTGTAAATTGGCACCATAACATTGTCGGCAATATCCGCTTCGATTGTGGCAGGCCGGTCGGTCAGGTATTTATTCAACTTGCCCGATAAATCGGATTGACGGCGGCCAAATACCGGCGGCACCCAATTAAACGCCGTACACGTTGCCGATGCAAGGTTGGTAGTTGTGATGCCCGATACTTCTTCGCCGTATTTGATTGTATAAGCCTTGGCCACTTCGCCGTTGATGGATGGCTGTTTCAAATACACCGTCTGCCCCGGCGTAAACCATGCGTAGGTGATTTGATTACGAACAACCGGCCCTGCATCGAAGTACCCGCGTCCGGTGGTAGGCTCCGGGAATTGTTTTACCCGTACCAATTGCGTTGCGCCATCGAATATATCAAACACGAATTTCATGCCCGTGCTGCCGCTATTATCGGACGCGGCGATGTGCCATAAATTATCCTGTACGGACGGCGTGCCGGATGGGTTGCTAATTACGGTTATCATTTTCTTGTAAGTGTTAAAATTATGTCAGTGCCAACGGCTTCTTGCATGACTATTTCGAAGTTGGCAAATACCTTGTTGAATGCATCGTCGAAGTACCCGCGTTCCTTAATCCCGTAGGCTTTGATTAAATAGCCCAGCGTGTTCACCTGCTGCGCTATTGTCGGACGCGATGAAGCCTTTACGCCTTTACGTTCCAAGCCTGTACCGAGTGCGCGATCATTTCGGACGGTGGATATTTTAGCCCTACCCGATTGCACGTACTTTGTTAAGTTTTCGCGCATCGAATCGGGAATATAATAACCTCGAAACTTATACGGCGAGTTCGGTGCGTTGCGGCTGGACTTCACCCCTCGAACGCCTTTGTTGACAAAATCGTAATAGTCAGGTAGCAATAATCGAATAGTAGCTTTACCCGGCTCCTCGACAACACTAGGTGCTGCGATTGTACCTAAATTACCGGAGGCTGTAATCTTTCGATCTTTAATCAACTGCTCTAATAATAGCGCAAATTCCGCCCCGTATTCAGCCAATATCCTACCCGTAACCGTCAACTCCACCGGGCCAATATCCGAACGGGAAACGCTGGCAAGCGATTCCAATTCATCTAATGCGGCTTGTTGTACTTTAGCGATACTTGGCATTGAGTTTCTTTATTTCGTCTTCTTGTAGTTTTGCTTTTCGCTTCAAAAACACCAGATCGTTTAGGAAGTTATACGGCGATAATTTCCATACCTCCGAAATGCTTATACCTTCAAATTTGCTAACCATTTCGGCATTGTATAACCACCCAAAGGCGCGGTCATCTGATCTATTACTTTCGCTGCCTCCGTCATCGTCATTGTCTGCTCCAAATAAGGTTGGATACTTCTCATTGAGGTGCTGTAAACTGCGTAAAAAAAAACAGCGGCGTGGTACGCATGTCGGAATTTCGCGGATAGCATATCCTGCGCTTTGACTTCATGCGGCAAATCGTATGGCTTAAAACCGCGAATCGTCAGGCGTAACGGCGTTGCCATGCTTGCCAAAATCATGTGCAGGTTGCCTACTAAATCGTTCCCCATCAATACCCCATCTACATACTTGCCGGCGGTGCTCACGCTGTGGTCCAATTTATACCAACGTCCATTAGCCCGGATAATGCTTTCGGGTTTGGTGTTATGAAGTACGTACTGCTGCGCGTTCATATCGCGGCGGATTTTGCGCATTAGCCTGTTGAACTTCGCCGGCGGCATAGCTTCGATTTCCGGCTCTGTCATGCCGGTAAAGCATTGCAATAGTGCGATGGACTTATCCACCTCATCTTCATCGCGCGCGGCGATGGCTGCTAACTGCTGGAATTTTTCGACTGTCATCATGATATTATACAGAATTTACAAGATTTGATATACACCGGTGTATTTATGATCTATCCGGCATTTGTTGGCAAGAGCCAGGGCATTCACGCAGTCATCATGGAATCCCTGCGGTGCGTTGTACCTTACGCCCGTTGCGGTGTACTGATATTCAAACACCTCCAACTCGTTCACAATCGGCCCGTCCGGGTAGGTGATCTCCCGGCGGTGGATAGCTGCGGCAAGCCCCTCCATAAGTTGCTGCTTGCTATTCCCGTTGTACTTGAATCCGTGCATAGCGTTGAACTCGCGCTGCATATCTTCCGCAATCGGATCGCCTACGCCGGTGGAATCAATCATAACAGGTAGCTTTCGGTTGAGCTGCATGATGGCCTCGCGTGTGCCTTTCCAATCCTTTTGAAAGCGGTCAAAGTAACACACCGCGCCGTTTCGATCCATGCCGATTATCACCGTGTGATCGACTGACTTTGCAAGGTCAATACCATAGAACGCCACCGGGTTTGTTGATAGCGGTGCGATGCAGGCACGTATGTACTGCGTTCCGAACGGGTTGGCGGCATTCTCCTTGGGGTTAGCCATGTACTCCTGTTCAAACACCACCTCCGGCAGTTGCGCCCGTGCCGCGTCAATTTCGGACGGGTCGATGTGTGGATTGTCGTAAGTGGAAAACTTGAACGATTGCCAGTCCAGTTCGCCGGATTTTAGGTAAAGCGAATAGAAGTAATTCTTCCCCCGTGGTGTTGATAGGAATAACGCCCGCCCTTTGTAATCGGTCAGCGTTGGCCGAATGGAATTTAACCAGCCATCTTCGAGATCGGAAATAAACGAAGCCTCGTCAATTACCACAAGGTGAAACTTCAATCCCCGGAGCGCGTCCAATCGTTCCCCGGTGAAAAATCGAATGAATCCCCCGGTAACAAATTGGATAAGCAAATCCTGTTCATTCTTTCGGTACACCTGTTCGGGTAGGTTTTTGCACAATTCCCGGAAAAAGGTTTTGCCGAGTGCGTAGGTTGGGGTTATGTATGCAACGTAACGGCCCTCCAGCGCAGCCGTTACCGACTTTGTCTGTGATATGACCGACTTACCAAAACGACGGCCCGCCATCATGACAATGAAACGGGCCGGGCATTCAATAATCTGTTGTTGGTTAATGTGCGGTCGCGGTAGTTTTACTACTACGTTATTCATATTTCACCGTGATCGTATTTACGTTGGTATTGTTCTCGACCTTATCCGTCATATCCAAGTGGTTCTTGGCGTAGAAAATACCCTTACCCTCATTCGCCACAACGTCAACGGCTAATGACTTAAGGATGCCGGAAATCTCGGTTACCAACTTATACGCCGGATGCGTTTCGTCTTTTCGGACGTCGTAGAATGATCTTGACTTGTAAAAGTTAATACCACGTTTGCGCAGCCAAATATCGCAGAAGTATCCCGGTGTTGGTAGCTTGCGGGATTTTACCTGTACCACACCTTTGGCGGTTGCTTGATCGACTTTGTTTTGTTCGCACTCCTCCATGAACTCATAAGCAAGGCGAATGATCTCGTCTTTGTCTAACTCATCCAATACGGACGCGGGTTGATTTCTTTGCCCTGTTGTTTTTCTTGGCTTCATAGCTTTATGTATTTTTCATTTACCCACCAATCCTCAAATACCATGCCTTGGGTTGATACATTGGCGGTGTGTAATGTGTATCCGTGTTTGGTTAAATAATCACGCGATGCGGCACGAATTGCGCCTCCATCGGTGTAGGCGTCATGCTCGAAGGTAATCAACTTAAACTCCGCACCGGTTTCAATAATCTTTTGAAGAACTTCAAACGATTGCGCCGGCGGGTCGATATCGACTTGCAGGTAATCCGTAACGAATGGTAAATCGCAGAACGTAGCCCAATCGAATTTAAGCGCGTCCGTAATGATTAGCGGATTCTTGCGACGCTGCTTCCAAAGTTGTTCATTCAGCGGGTCAATGTCAAACGATACGCCCTGCCATCCGTTTAACTCCAGCAGGTACGTGTTGTTAATTAGCGTTGGGTGCGATGCGCCTATTTCCAAGTAGCTACCCGGTTGCGGGTGCAACTGCATAACCCATGCATCTTGACCTGCTTGACTATACATTGATGACGGTTTCGCGGGTGGCAAATAAGGTGCTGCACGTGTGTCCGGGTGCCTGCACTAATCTCATCGGATTTCCTATACCCTGTGCGATTGTCGCCATAGCGGAATAGCATCCGGTGAACATAGTAGCGTATTTAATCAGCGTTGCCGCCTCTTCAAAATCGCACTGATGGAATACCGCCGGCGTGTTGAAACGCTCTTGGAATAGATTGTATTCACCCTCATAGCCAACAAACAGCACACGCTCGGAAACAGTCAGCAAGTAATCGACTTCGGCTTTCCAATCGAACGCCGGGTCCATGTAGTTGGTGGTGTAGTTAATTACGCTGTAACTACCCTCCCACGTTGGCGGTTCTGCAATCGGCGGCACGTGCAGCCAAGGCTCGAACGCCTCCGGTGTAAACGGCAACGCCAATGCCCGGTAATGCGCTCCGATTAGGTTGTTGTGATGCCCTGCGAATAACCGAAACCTGTCAAGGTCGATGCAATCATCCGGTGCCTTGTCTACTACATAACAGCCGAAGATATACGGCTGCGTGCGTATCAGTTTAGCGATGGATTGCGCGCGTTGCTTGTGTTCCATCGTAATGTAAAGAACACCGCCTCCCTTCGCCCGGATAGCGGGTAAGGAGAATACAATATCACCCGTTGCGCCGGAGTGCTTGAACTTCCGCATCGTGCCAGGGTGCTGGGGTTGTGGGGTTGGTTTAGGCATGCAGTCTGTGATAAACCCGCGCAATAAACTCACCAACGCACGCAGGGCATCGAAGGTTCACGTGTGCATGCTGGTCGAATGAATTGCGGTAGGCGGTTAGTATTTCGTTGATGTGGTTAGGCCCCATTATCATTTCCCCCGTTTTCATAAACAGTTCCATCGCTGGCAGGTGCGCCGCAAAGGGTGCGGTAGAGTTCCCGGCGTTCGGCGTTGATGATGTCGAAGTTGTATCTTTCGATTGCCCATGTGTGGAGCGCTTGCCCATATTCGTTGCGTTTTGACTTATCCAAAATTAGGGATTTCATGTGAGAAAACCAATCGGCTTTATTTTTTGCCCAGAGTACCGGAGCATCGGCATCGTACGTGTACGGCGCAACGTGCGAACAAACAACCGGGATTGACTTGCCAGCCGCCTCCAGTAGTTTTAAGTTCGACTTCAATCCATGCCAAGGCGAATCCTCCAACGGCACCACCATTGCATCGGCGTAGGCAAACATGCCGTAGTAATCCTCCGGCAGCGTTGCGTGTATCCGCGCGTGTGGCATTGCCCGGCACGCGGTGAATGAGTTCAGCATGCCATCCCAATATTGTTTGGAAACCGGGTCGCTGTCAACATATCCGCCCATCACAAATTTAACGCGGTCGGCCAAAGGCAACAGCCTTTTAATCGGATCGCGCAGGATGGCTAAGTCATGGTTATGCGTTACGGAACCTGCCCAAAAGATACGGAACTTGTCATCCGGAACGCGGTCGGGCACGAATTGATCCCGGCCATAGGGTAGCGCGTTGGGTAGAATGTGAATGTTTTGATTGAACGGCCATACCTGCTCCGCCAAGCGTTCGTGCGTAACCGTAACGCAGTCAGCGTGCCTCAGGTTGTTTTCGATTATAGGCCGGAAGAATTGGTATTGCGCGTAGTTGATGTGGTTTGTTGGCAATATCCAGCCATCATCGATATCCATCACAATCTTTGCGCTCGATTCCGCTCGGTAGGCGTTCCAATCTTGGAAAAACGTCACCCGGTTGTAAACTATCACATCCGGGTTGAAGTTGAAACTCTCCAGCGTTGGCAGGTTGGTTACGTGAACTTTCACATCCTGCATGTGTGCAAGCGGCATAAATAGCCTGTGATACCCTACCCCCGACTCGCGTTGTGTGTATGCAACTATTCGCATTGGCTTAATTTATAGGCAATTACGCCTGTTATTGAGAATAAAAATAAAGGCATTAGCACAGCGTCCGGTGCAAAGTACAGGGCTAAGCATGACCAGCATGAAAGGCAGTAGAAGCAATCGAATGGCTTTAAGCGGGTTGTGTGGTGTACCTTAAATAATTTTTTAAGATTTCGTGCTACTTGGTTGATTTCCACGAAGTTATAGGAAAACGCCAACGCTGTAATGATTACGATTATTTCACGCATTACGAATGATTGATTTTAGTTCTTGCTGAATTCGGTTTACCACCTGCTGCACGTGCATCCTGGGTAAGTTGTAATACCTTGCTACCGCACTAACGTTGCGTAGGTCGATATACTTGGCAAAAATTAGATACTCATGGTAATCATAGGCTGATTTACTTTGCCTCGATTCTAAGGCACTTTGCGCGCCTGTGGTGTCAATCTTCGGTGCAGGGGTGATAGATTCCAAATAACGGGCTGCCATCTGTATATCCTTGGCCTTGTACTTCCGGGAGAAAGGCGTATCGCAGTAAGCCATTCGCCATAATGTTTTGACGGCATACGGTATAAGGCCATTTTCCGCCCAAATACGGGATAGTTTCTCACAAGGCTGCTCCAGTAGGGTTAAGGCCAGTTCCTGCCTTAAATCGTCCCGGATGGCCTCTGGTTTAATTGTTTTGATAAACTCCGTCAACACCGGGTGCTGGTAGAGTTCCACTATTAGGTTGTTGCAATCCTGCATACGTTAGGGTGATTCGTTTGATTTCCTCATAGGTGAGCTTGAAAATAAGGTTGGTGATCGGTGCCTTGGTCATCAACTCACGCCGTAGAAAAGTATCAATGTCCATAAGGCTAAGGTAGTAATTTTTGCAACAATGTTGCGTATTTTCATAACTCATTGAATATCAACGTTAGATGTAAAGTTGTAGAAAGTTGTAAACGGTTACAACTTTTGTAATGCACGCTGGGCGTGGGTTTCAGCCGAAAGTTTGAAAGTTGTAAAATTTGTAGCGTATGTAAGAATATGTTATTAGTAATACATTATAGTATATTATAATATAAAAAGAGATAAAATGTTTTTTTATAGGAAACATTCAAACTTTCCAACTTTGGGCTGAAACGTAGGCTGGTAGCGGGTTACAAAGTTTGAAAATGTTACAACAATTTTCCAACTTTCATCCAACTTTTGGCGGTTTTGCACTACGAAAAGTTTCGTAGATAAAAATGATGTTGCGACGGATGGAAAGTTTGAAAAGGTTGTACAACTTTCGGGAGGTCGTTTATGACCTGTGGTTTTGGATGCAACATGGTTGCAAAAATAAATCTTGCCTGTTCCGGTTTTGTTCCTATATTGCAGGAAATTAACGCACATGGAAAAAACATTCACACCCGAACGCAGGCTTGAAATTTACAAGGAGGCTAAGCGCGTATGCGAAGGAATTGATTACGTTGATGGGTTATGTATTGTTTTAGGTGAAGTTGCGTATGGGGATTTTCGTAGCGCGCCTTGGGCTTATTGGAGCGGAATGCGGCTATATTTTAACGAGTTAAGGCATTGGCAACTCGACTTTCATTTTTTCACTCCCACCGAACGCCGTGAAATCCTTGAATCCGCTATTGCGGAAGTTACTGAACTGATAAATTCAAAACCATGACCCACCTCATCAACGCCCTAACGACGGCCGAATGGTCGTACCAATTGCTCCCGGAGTTTACCCGGCAGGATATGCAGAATGCCGATGCTGAACTGCGTCGGTTGAGTAATTTGCGCATAACGGCCGAAATTGTGGATAATATCCTACCGGGTATCGACTGCGATTCCGTTCGCGAAGCGAAACAGATTATCAACGGCGATTCGCTGCGTATTGCGCGGGAGTTGGCGGTGGTGATTCCGAATATTGAGTTTAATGTATTTTGTAAATAAATCTACGCATATGAATAACACACTCGAAAGCTACTTATCGTTTATTGAACGTAAAAAGCACACATCTATTGACTATGGTATTGATGCTAATTTTTTGCCGGATGCGATGTTTGACTATCAAAAGTATATTGCGCAATACGCTGTTAAAAAAGGTCGATGTGCCGTTTTCCTTGACACAGGTTTAGGCAAAACGGTTATCGAATTAACAATAGCAGCAAACTACCTGCGGCATACGAATAAGCCTGTATTAATTATTACACCTTTGGCTGTAGCTTTTCAGTTTATTAAAGAGGCTGAAAAGTTTGGAATTGACGATATAAGCTATTCAAAAGACGGTAAGTACAAAACAGGAATAGTAGTTTGCAATTACGAGCGTTTAGAAAAGTTTGATAGTTCCGATTTCGATTGTGTGATATTGGATGAAAGTTCAATATTAAAAAACTTTGATGGCGCAATTAAAGGTCAGGTAACTTCGTTTCTTAAAAAAGTAAAGTACCGTTTTTTATTTACAGCCACTCCAT